GAGGAAGAATGAGAGCTTTGTTTGAGTTCAGGTGCGTAGCAGGACACACACAGGAACGATACATCGACTCTGAAGCTACACAAGTCCCCTGCACTGAGTGTGGGGAGACAGCAAAAAGAATTACAAGCGCAGTGCGTTCTAAGCTTGACCCTATATCTGGAGATTTCATGGGTGCTACCAGAAAGTGGACAAGGAATAGGGCGCAGAAGCTGCAACAAGAGCGTAAGGCTAACTCCTGATACTGGGAAGCCCTACATAATACACCTCCATAATGAGTTTACTCACGGAGTTTAATAATGGCTACACTACTAGACGAGCGTTTGGAAACAGAAGAAGAAGAAGCAGAGATCAGTCAGATAGAGGCACAGCAAGAACCTGAAGAGGAAACCCCTGCTGCACCAGTAGATGACATCCCCGACAAATATAAGAACAAGAGTACAGCAGAGATTGTACGGATGCACCAAGAAGCTGAGAAGCTACTAGGGCGTCAAAGTTCAGAAGTAGGGGAACTAAGATCAGTTGTTGATAACTACATTCAAACACAACTCGACACAACAAAAGCAACCCCAGAACCTGAAGAAGACATAGACTTTTTCTCTGATCCCGACAAGGCAGTCGAGAGGGCTATTAAGAATCATCCGTCTATTAAGGCGGCTGAAGCACAGAACCAACAGTATAAGCAGAGTACAGCACAGGCTGCATTGCAACAACGTCATCCCGACATGCAGGACATCCTGAGTGATACTAAGTTTGCTGATTGGATCAAGGCTTCAAAGATTCGGACACAGCTTTTTGTACAGGCAGACCAAGGTTATGACCATGAAGCCGCTGATGAGCTTTTCACGAATTGGAAAGACCGTCAACAAGCAGTCGGTCAAACAGTAGCTACAGAGAAAACGCAACGTAAGGAAGCAATTAAGAACGCTTCCACTGGTGGAGCTACAGGCAGTAGTGAAACTAAGTCGCGTAAAATCTATAGACGCTCAGACATTATTAATCTCATGCAAACTGACCCAGATAGGTATTTAGCTTTATCTCCAGAAATTGAGAGGGCTTATGCTGAAAAGAGGGTTAGATAACTAATCTTTTATAGGAAGTATTATTATGACGGCATCTGTATATCCCGCAATGGGCGGGGCAGTAGACAACACTAGCGCAGCAACATTCATTCCAGAAATTTGGAGTGATGAGGTTATTGCAGCATACAAGACTAATCTTGTACTAGCTAACCGCGTTAAAAAAATGAGCATGACTGGTAAGAAAGGTGATACCATTCACGTTCCTAAACCAACCCGTGGCACAGCTACTGCTAAAGCAGCTAACACCGCAGTAACTATTCAGAACTCTGTTGAATCAGAAGTCCTGATTAACATTAATAAGCATTTTGAATTCTCTCGTTTGATTGAAGACATTACTGAAGTACAAGCTCTAGCTTCGCTCCGTCAGTTCTACACTGGTGACGCAGGTTATGGATTGGCACGACAAGTTGATGATGACCTGTTCGCGCTTGGTAAGTCTTTTGGTAATGGTGACGGCTCTAGTTTTGTTAACACTGGTTCTTTCCAGATTAACTCAACTACAGGTGTACTTGAAGCTTTTGACGTTGACGGAGTAGCTGATCTAGGTGATTTCACAGACGTAGTTTTCAGAGCCTTGATTCAGAAGATGGACGATGCTGACGTACCTATGGACAACCGTAGCTTTGTTGTTCCTCCATCTTTGCGTAATGCAATCATGGGTATTGATCGTTACACCTCTACTGACTTTGTTAATGGTAAAGGCGTAGAGACTGGCAAGATTGGTAATCTGTATGGCGTTGATGTGTTTGTAACATCTAACTGCCCAATTACTGATCCTACTGACGCTACCAAAGGTCGTGGTGCTTACTTGATCCATCGAGATACTATGGTTCTCGCAGAGCAACAAGCTATTCGTTCACAAACGCAATACAAGCAAGAGTTCTTAGGCACTCTCTACACTGCTGACACGCTGTACGGTACGCAAGTAATGCGTCCTGAAGCGGGTTTTGTTTTATCAGTGAAGTAAATCTAAAGTAACAGGGGGGATTCTTCGGAGTCCCCTTTCTTTTGTTTTCGCAGGAGCTATTCATGGCAATATTTAGAGGTGATGGTGGGGCGGGTGATTCCACTACGGACGCTACGTTATCATTAGTCACAGCACAGGCTGTCATAGCCACTACGAAAGCAAGTGAATCTGCCGCTAGTGCAGTTAACGCTGACGGTTCAAAAACAGCAGCAGCCACTTCCGCAACATCAGCAACAGCTTCAGCTTCAGCAGCATCGGCAGCAGCATCAGGTGTAACAGCATCAGCAACAGCCGCAGCAGCATCAGCCACAGCAGCAGCCGCTAGTTCTACATCAGCAACCACGGCAAAGAACAACGCAGAAACTGCGGAGACCAATGCAGAAACTGCTGAAACGAACGCAGAGACCGCTGAGACCAACGCAACAGCTAGTGCTTCCACTAGTACTACTAAAGCAGCAGAAGCCGTTACAAGCGCATCTACGGCCTCTACAGGGGCTTCTACAGCCACGACCAAAGCTTCAGAGGCTTCAGCTAGTGCAAGTGCTGCTTCTACATCAGAAGGCAACGCATCTGCTTCAGCTACAGGAGCAGCTTCTTCAGCGTCTGGGGCAACCTCGTCAGCGTCTGCTGCCGCTAGTTCCGCTACAGCGTCTGCTAACTCAGCTACCGCTGCTGCTTCTAGTGCAGCATCTATAGGCACAGACCCTAGTTTTAACTCTGTCACAGTGACGGGTAGCACAGCCGTTAAGATGCCAGTAGGCACGACAGCGGAACGCCCAACACCTGTGACTGGGCAACTCCGTTATAATTCAACCCTTGCAGCTTTTGAAGGCTACACTACTGAGTGGGGGGAGATCGGTGGCGGTGGTTCTACGGATATCTCGCTTAATACTTTTACAGGAGATGGCTCAGACGTTACGTTCAGTCTGTCAGCCGTAGCAACGGAAAATAACACCTTTGTGTATATTGATGGAGTCTACCAAAATAAAGCAACTTATACAGTTAGTGCCGCAGACCCTGCCGTAGTTACTTTTAGCACCGCACCGCCCAATGGCACTGCAATAGAGATTATGAGTGCTGCAATTACTGTAACTAGCGTAGGGACTCCAAGCGATAACACTGTCACAACAGCTAAGATAGTTGATGGTGCTGTTACAACTGCTAAGATTGTAGATGGTGCTGTTACTACAGTTAAGATTGCAGATGCCAATGTAACCACAGCTAAGATTCTTGATGGCGCAGTCACTACTGCTAAACTTGCTTCTACTTTATCAATTCAAGACTTAACTGTAACTGGAACTGGAGCATTGAAAGTTGCAAGTGGCACGACTGCGGAAAGACCTACGGCAGCGGCAGGACAGTTTCGATATAATTCGACACTTGGGTCTTTTGAAGGATACACAAATGCTTGGGCTGCTGTCGGCGGGGGCGATGAAGTTACATATGGAACTTGGACACCCGCAGCAACATCGGGAACAATAGGAGGCCAAACTGGTGGAACAACTGGCTCTTGGATGCGTGTAGGAGATATGGTTACTGTTACTATGTCAATTTATGGTTTTAGCGATATTACCGGCAGCGGCATACTCCAAATTAGCCTTCCATTTACATGCAAAAGTGGAATAGCCTATGACAATATTAACACGATTTTGGCTAGTGCTTTGAATGACTCAGAGGGTTCTTCTGTATGGGTGGCTAATAATACTGCTTATATACGAATATATAAAAACACATACAATTATTTTGCTCTGGGTGCAGCGTTACCCTACTCAAAGTGGGGCAGTACAACTAACTCAACCTTTAGAACAACTGTAACTTATAGAGTAGCGTAAGAGGAGAAACAACATGGCTTTAACAAAAGTAGTAACAGAAGATAAAATTGAAATCGTAGGCGTTCAAAAAACAATTCAAGTTCAAACTAAAACACAGATTTTAGACGATGGTATGTTAATCTCAGAAAGTCTTCATCGACATGTTTTGCCCTGCGTTATTACGCTAGTCACCGATGTTGCTGATGATATGGGTGACTCAGAAGATGAGCAAACGTATACTAGAAGTTGCGTTCACAATGACACTGATGTATCAGGAGAGAGTGCTGAAGTACAAGCTATTGCAACAGCAATATGGACAGACGAAGTAAAGGCTTTGTCCCGCTTGCAAAACGAAATTTAACGAGGAGATAGAGAATGGCTTTAACTAAAATCTCCGCAGCGATGACCGTTGGTCTTGTTACACTAACAGAGACACAGACGCTTACTAACAAGACGTTGACATCGCCTACACTTACATCGCCTACATATATCGGTACAGCTATAGAAGATGTGTACGTCCTGTCTGGAACTTCAGCAAGCCTTGAGCCTGACAACGGCTCTGTGCAGACGCATACGCTGTCTGGCAATACAACATACTCTGACGGTTTCTCTGCGGGCGAAGCCATCACTCTTATGATAGATGACGGCACAGCGCATACTATTACTTGGCCCACAATGACTTGGGTAAACAATGCCGCGGCGGCTCCTACACTTGCGACTACGGGCTACACAGTCATTTCTCTTTGGAAAGTCTCAACCACTCTGTACGGGGCTTTAGTGGGAGATGGTTCTTAAATGCTATGGCATAAGGCGCAAGGCGCGGGTGGCGCGGGTGGAGAAATTACAGGCGAACTTATTGAATTTAAATTTGCTGGCTCGCTTGTAACAGCACCGCAAGCGGGGGACTTACTAGTTGGACATTCTGGTAGCTATACCTCTGCTGTTTCCACAAACAGTCCCTATACCCAAGTAGTTACAAAAGTCTCAACGCCTTGGTATGCAACCTATACTGAGTCAAGCCTCATCGCTTATAAAATAGCAACGGGTTCTGAAGGGACAAACATAATGAATATAGGGACGGGCAGCAATGTGATGGGTGTTTATAGATTTAGTTCTCCCGTTACGTCTGTTTCGGTTGCGTTTTCAACAACCCAACAAGGTGACGGAGACCGAACTATAGACACTTCTAGCTATGACAAGCCGCATATTGCGGTTTGCACTATTGGTTGTCATGGAAACCCTTCAATAGCAATGACAAACTCAGACTATGCTCTGCGTGGTGGGTATTGTAATGTAGCGGCTTCTCTTAGAAACCCAGACTCTTCTCTAACTTCCGCTATAATTACAGCTAATGACACC